ACCGTCATACCGGCCAAAGTACAGCCGCTTGTTCATCATTACAAAGCACTGTGCGTTCCACTCGGCGCTCTCAAACTTTGTCCATGCCTGTGTCACCGTGTTCATTACAAACTGGTGATACGCACCGGATCGCGTACCGCTGTTCGGCACGTTAACTACGAGCATCGTCCCGGCAGGCCATAGCGACATGCACCAGCCAAAGGTATCGCGGTATGCCCCGTGATGAAGCAATATATCGCCTAGCTTACTCGACAGGATTGTAGCTTCGTAGCGCGTATCCGCAAGCTTACGTACTGCGGAAAACTGCTGCACGCCCTCAGTAGTGAGCAACAGCAAGTCACCGGCGTAGCCAAGTACGCACTTCCGGCCAATAGGCTCGGCGGACCTGTACCGGCCCACTATCTCCCATGCAGACGGATCGCCGGGGTCCAGCCCCGTGAACATAAGGCATTCACCGCGATTAGTGATGAATACTATATAATCGTCAGGGCCGTCCCCGGCATCATCCGAGTAGGTTGCTATGGCCTGTAGGTAGCCACCGCCCTGCGATAGCTGCTGAAGATCGAAGAACTCTAAAGCACCTTGTATCTGCCCCGGAGGCAAGTAATAGAAGCCAAGCCGGTCTTCCATACCGAAGTAGAGCCGCAGCTTGTAGTTGCATACAAAGTTCATGCCTTGCGGGATATCGCCACCGATAAAACCTGTAAAGGCCAAGTTCGTCAATGCAGCACCGTTGTACTGCATCGGTATGTCAGCGCCGGTCGTGATGATAAGAAACTGTGCGGCGTCTGCAACGGTACTGAACATCGTCGCTACTGTCTGGTCGCCAGCAAGCGTGTTCTTTAAATTAGTCTTTACGTTTTTAACCGTTACGTCCCAGACGTTCGGTCCTGCGAAAGCGAGCATTTTCTGACCGGCACCGGAAGAATACACTTCCAGCGAGGAGACTGGATTGCCGACAGGGGCTTGATGTACAGCGCAACCCGGACGAACCTGTACGGTTGACGTATCGGGGAACATATTGATAAGTTCATACGCATCGGTCGCTTCCATGTTGGCAAGCGCGTCGCGTCCATTGAGGCCGCCTACCGGGGCAGGGATCGTGCCGCTCTCGGACCTTTGGGCAGTATTGACGTTGATGCCCTCGTAGAGCATGTTATACTCCGATTACATCGGGTATACGGCCTTGCGTAAGGGGCGGATACTGCCCGTGTGGCGCACCGATTGGCAGTTCACCAGTACCGAGATACTGTGCGATCCGCTGCTTCATCGTGCCCGAGAACTCTGCCATTTCGGCAGTATAATCGAGGCCCTTCTTCTGGCGCCAGCGCCACGTTAAAGCAAGCTGGATTAAATCCTCGTCGATCAGCGAAACGTCCGTATCAGTGTAGTAGGCGTCCTGCGGCACATCTTCGCTGCTCTTGGCGATGTTCTTGGTGATATACATGAACACCAACTGCTGCGGCGTACCGGGTGTCGGAGCGATAATCAGCTTCCCCGCTACCGCGTCAATGCGGAAGCCCTCGCTCCAGTTTATACCGCCGTTCAGCGAGTACCGATACCACTGGATAGGAGTAAGCGCACCCTTTAATGAGTAATACTGATCTGCGTTAACCGCGCTCGGTACTACCATATGGTGAAAGTCCTCGGGCAGAGCATACTCACCCTGCCCCGGCACAGTCATAAACGAATGCTCCCGAATGAGCGCGGGCCAGTTATGCCGGAAAGACGTTGCCTTTAAAGCAAGATTAGCCAGTGCGAAGCTTTGCCGCATATTCTGATCCTGCGAGGAAGCAACGCTGGCTACTGGCATCGGCCAGCCGTTGCTGTCCATTACAGTCTTGATGATGCTCAGTAGCGACATAGCCGCGTCCTAGCTAAGAGTTATGTCCGCCAGCTTTCGTTCCGGCTCGGGCGGCTTACCGGACATGACCGCCATCTGTGCGTTCAGTTCGGTAATCTGCCTATTCATGGTTGCCAGTTCAGCCTGTAGCCGCTGGTTCTCCGACTGGAGGGTATTCACTTGCTCGGTAAGCTGTGATACCGGAGCAGTTCCCGCCGCCTGCTCCAGAAACGCCTTGGCATTGTCGCGTAGTTCCCGCGCACCCATGCCAATATGCTGTAGGTTGCCGTCCGACACCCCTGCCAGCGCCTCGACCGTATGAATGTTCGCCGCCGCCAAAGTAGCCGCAAGGCCACGGTCGATCCGAGGCCAGTGCTTTAAAGGCGTCCCGCCCAAATCGCCGACGTTCTCGCCGCGCTTGAACTTGTCCACCTGTTCGGCATATTCCTGATACTTGGGATACTTCTTGGAAACGTCCTCGGTTTTCAGTACCGTCTTGGACTGCTCGGCCCACACGCGCTCAATCTCAAAAGAGGGCGTACTGTGCGACTGGCCGGGAGTGATAATGTCCACATACAGGACAGTATCAAAAATGGGCCGTCCAGCATGTACCGAAGCCCCCTCGTTCTTGGCAGGCTCGTAGTAGAACCGGAGTATTTGCCCGTCCGGCCCCCTCATCATGCCTTCAGTCAGACCCATACTGTCCATGCTTAAACTCCTTTAAATTGTGTGGCGGGTACGGGTAAGGAAGCCAACACCAAACCCCATACCCGCCACCTAGGCACCCTTGCGGAATACCTAGTCCTTGAGGACACCTTGGAACATGCGACCAGAAGTCGTCATATTCCCCGCCCATCCGATCAGCTTCACGAACGCGTCCTGATTGTTCGTATAGCGGTCAGGGTTGAGAGGCACATACTGGCGGTCCTTGTGGGGCCGCAAGTAGATGTAGTCGGTGTTGAGGAAGTACATATGGTTCGCCGGGCAGTACCCGCCGATACCGCCGTCGAACACAACGTCGGCGCCCATGTACCGTAGGCTCTCGAAGCCAGCCTGCGCCATTTCCGGCGAAGTGAAACGCTGGTTCGGTAGCAGCGCCTCCCAGTACAGGCTGTAGTACGCGTTGTCGGCCACGATCAGGTCGGGCTTGTCGGTGCCGCGTACCAGCTTCAGCCACATGAGGTTCATGTAGTGGAGCATGTTCGCGGTAGTCGCCGCCGCCGTTCCATCGGTCGTAGCGTCATAACGCTGGTTCTGCCAGAAAGCCCATGTCGTCGCATTGATGTTACCGGGGTTCGCAGTCGCCGCGTCAGAGACGAGTAGCTGCAACCCCCCGATGCTCTTGCCGGCGGCGACAGAACCATCGCCATACACGGCTTGAGCCATCTTGTTCTTCATGGTCTTTTCGGCGTTCTTGATCCGCGCTTCGAGTAGGTCGATAAGCTTCTCTTGGCCGGAGTTCTGTAGTTCCTCCAGCCCGCTCATCGTTACTGCGACCGCCGCCTGCTTCCAGTCGAACGACGCGGCGCTGATAACATCGCTCGGCGCGATGTTCAGCGTATCGTAACCCGAATACCAAGTGAACGTGCCGTTCTCCCCGTATTCGAGTTCCTGTAGGATAACGCTACCGCCGTCGGCAGTCTTGACGTTACCCTTCTTCTCCAGACGCGCCAGTAGCGCGTTGTTCTTCGTCACGTTGTCCGCAAGCTTCTTGCTGCGGTTTTCGAGCGTAGTAGTGACAATCTCGCTCAGATTGGGACTAGCCATAACTCAAACCTTCCTGTTTCCTACTGGACGCTTTGGTTAAAAGCGTGGACTAACTCATCGCGGAGGGTTCGGTTCGCGTTGTTAGGTATGCTAGTCGCGTCCGCTGCCGGACCACCATTAATAGAGACGGCGGCATTCCTCGCCCGTGCGGCTTCCGCTGCGGCGGAGTTCTTTAAAGCATCTGCCTGTTCCTGCTGCATTCTTCCCCGTAGTTCCGGGTTATTATACACAGCAAACTCGTAGGCCGCTTGCAGAACATCACGTTCCGGTAAGTGCGGTTGCTGTTGACGGATAAATGTAACATGCTGCGCTACTGCATCTGCTACCTGACCGAAATACGGATGCACCAAGTTACCTTGTGCGTCTTTCTCATCGGTGAATTGCTGTACCAAACGTATGTTCGCAGTCTGCTGCTGCATCGAGGTATTCGTCGTGAAGCCGTTAATGGTGTTGCGTAGCTGTGCTATCTCCTGTTGCAAACCAATGAACGCAGGGTCCGATTGTGGCGCACCCTGCTGTGCAGCGTCTCGCGCATCCAGTAGCGCATCAAGGTCAAGCCTGTGCTGGTCCGAAAACCACATTACAAACTCAGCCGGATCACGCCCTGCAAAGTCTGACAATGCGAACAGTTGTTGTATAGCCACCGCTGGCGGCATACCGTTTTGTGCCCATGCCTCACGGCGCGGGCCAATCACCTGCTCGATTGTGCCATACTCGTTTAGCTGCGCGCTACGCTGCATCACGCCTTCCATAGTACGCTCGACCCATTGCCGAGTTTCCGCCGGGAGGGCTGTGAACTGTTGGCGCTCTACGTCTGTCATGCCGTTCGTCCACGGCGGCAGTACAGGCGGAGCGGGCTGTCCAGCTTGGACAGCATTAAAGGCTTCTATCTCTTGCTTACTAGCGAAGGAACCGTCCTTGCGGTGCCAACGGTCCCCGACCTGTACCAAATCGGGTGCCCCGGGAGGAGGGACTTGGCCGGTATCGGGGACCGCTGGCTCCCCGCCTGCTTCGGGGGGTTTGCCTCCTTTAAAGGCATCGGTGAGAGTGTCCCGAAGTGACGGGGCAGGCTGTTCTGTACCTTCCTCGGGGAGTGCGGTCGGCTGCTGTACAACACCACGGTTAACGTCAACCGCACCCTGATCGTAGGGGATGGTATCACCCTGCGCGTGTAGGTCGGTTGTGATGTTGATGTTGTCTACGCCGTCCATGCTTTAATGGCCTCCGAGTTGCTGTATAGCGTCCGCAATATCGCGGCCACTGATAGGCGGCTGTACATCGCGGTCTTGGCGGTGCATACCGCCCAAAGGTATATCACCAGCTTCAACAACACCATGTTTCCGCATATGCTCTCTGTGCGTAGAGCGGCTGGTGATATAGCTACCGTCGAGTGGTGACATGTACGGTTGCTTGTCAGGCAGGATATACGCGCTTTGCGCTCCCATACCGTCCCATGAACCGCCAAACTGCGGCAACAAGTAATTGTATCCGTCAACGCCTTTATAGGTCTTGTACTTGGGGATCGACTTGGAGTGACCGCGCACAGATACATAGGACTTACGCCCTATGTAGTCGCTATCAAACTCGTACAAGTCAAGCACTTTCTTCTCCTGTAGGCGCGGCTGCTTCCGCTGCTGCCTGCTCTTGTGCTGCTAGTTCCGCATCCTCCTGAATGTCCAGCTTACGCGTCTCTAAAGTGTCCGTCAACTCCCGATCAGCCTCAGTCTCTATAGTGTCCTGTAGCTTATCTTGGGCCGCCTGTGCGCGTTCCGCTTCCGTATCGAACTGCTCACC